GACCGACGAGGAGCTACGCGCCTCCAACTCGATCATCCCGGTCTATCTCGAGCAGCGGGCCTTTCGGCAGATCCAGGTGAACCGGGACACCTACACCGTCGGCGGCAAGTTCGACCTGGTCACCGATGGCGTGGTGCAGGACACCAAGAGCACATCCGCCTGGACCTGGGTCCGCGGCGATAAGGACGACGCCTACCAGCTGCAGATGAGCCTCTATCGCTGGATCGACGCGGCGCAGCCGCGGCCGAAGATCACCGAGGAATTCGGGCGCATCAACTTCATCTTCACCGACTGGCAGCGGAGCCAGGTGCGGCAGAACCCGAAATACCCGCAGAAGCGCATCGAGTCCAAGGAGATCCCGCTTCTATCGCTGAAGGACACCGAGGCCTGGGTCCGCGCCAAGCTGAGCCAGGTGCTGCAACACCAGGCCACACCCGAGGCGGCTTTGCCCGAATGCTCCGACGAAGAGCTCTGGCGCAGCGACCCCGTCCACAAGTATTATGCCGACGCAACGAAGGCCCAGTCGCCCGGCGCTCGCTGCACCCGCAAGTTCGACAGCCTCGCCGATGCCCGCGCCTTCCAGGCGGAGAAGGGCAAGGGCGTGATCGTCAGCGTGCCGGGGGAGCCGAAGCGCTGCGGCTATTGCGAGGTGTTCAGCGTCTGCTCGCAACGCAAGAAATACTTCGCTGACTGAACGTCAATCGAAGTGAGAATCCAGGGGTGTAGCTACCAATGATCGACCTGTCTGGCGTAACCCACCACCCGGCCATCGAAGAGATCGTCGAGGTGATCTGCAACAAGGTGCAGAATACCGACCGTGGCTTCTTCCGTGCCGAGGTGGCCTACTTCCTCGCCAAGGTGGCGAGCTGCATGCGGGCCACGGTGGTGACCGAGAACCGCGGCGAGCTGCCGGTGAACATCTACGCCATCGCCCTGGCGAACTCAGGTTATGGCAAGGGCCACAGCGTCAACATCATGGAGGAGGATCTGCTCGGCGGCTTCCACCGGCGCTTCCTCGACGACACCATGCCGGTCATCTCCGAGAAGAATTTCTGGCCGCTGGCCAATGACCGGGCGCTCAGGAACAACACCAACCCGCAGGACGAGAAAGACAAGCTGGAGGCGATGTACAATCGCCAGGGTTCCTATCCCTTCACCTTCGCCGAGGGCACGCCCGAGGGCCTGAAGCAGATCGTCTACAAGCTGCGTCTCGGCGGCATCGGCTCGATCAACCTGCAGATGGACGAGGTGGGCTCGAACCTGGAGAAGGGGATGGAGCTCTTGAATGTCGGGCTCGAGCTCTACGACCAGGGCCTGGTCAAGGGCAAGCTGACCAAGAGCACCACCGACAACCAGCGCAACGAGGACATCTCCGGCAAGACGCCGATGAACATGCTGCTGTTTGGCACGCCGACCAAGCTGTTCGACGGCTCCTCCACCGAGAGCCAGTTCTACTCGCTGCTCGACACCGGCTACGCAAGGCGCAGCCTGTTCGGCTATGGCGAGCAGAACCGCAAGGCGTTCCACTCGATGACGCCGGAGGAGATCTACGACCGCGAGATCGCGCCCGACAACAGCGCACTCGTGCAGAAATGGGCCACCCATTTCCATCAGCTCGCCGATCCCTCGATGTTCGGCTGGCGGATGAAGGTCGAGCGCCAGGTCGCCATCCAGCTGCAGGCCTACAAGATGGCCTGCGAGCTGGCGGCCGAGAAGATGCCCGAAATCGGCCATGAGATTCAGAAGGCGGAGATATCCCACCGCTACAACAAGGCTCTGAAATTGGCGGGGGCCTTCGCCTTCACCGATGTCTCCAACGAGGTGGAGATGGAGCACCTGATGCAGGCCATCCTGCTGGTCGAGGAGAGTGGCGAGGCCTTCAAGAAGATTCTCAAGCGCGAGAAGGCGCATGTGAAGCTGGGCAAGTTCATCGCCGGCAAGGGCGAGCCACTCACCCATCCGGACCTCAGCGAGGAGCTGCCCTTTTACAAGGGCACCCTCGCCTTCCGCACCGACCTGATGAACTACGCCATTGCCTGGGGCTACAAGAACAACGTCATCATCAAGAAGACCTTCGTGGACGGGATCGAGATGTTCCAGGGCGAGACCCTGGAGCAGACCGATCTCGACAAGACGGTCATCTCCTATAGCGGGCACTGGGCCTACAACTACGAGGCCGAGACGGCTCCCTTCTATGAGCTGCACAACCTGACCCAGGCAGAACAGGAGGATGGCACGCCCATGCATTGGGCGAACCACGCCTTCAAGGGCGGGCACCGGGCCGAGGAGAACGTCATCCCCGGCTTCAACCTGATCGTGCTCGACGTGGACGAGGGCGTCTCGCTCGCCACCGTCCACGAACTCATGAAGGACTACGTGTTCCTGACCTACACCACGAAGCGGCACCAGACCGAAGGGCATGGTGACCGCTTCCGGCTGATCCTGCCGACCAACTACCGGCTGGAGCTGGATGGCCCGGAATACAAGGAGTTCATGGACGGTGTGATGTCCTGGCTCCCCTTCAAGGTGGATCCGAGCTGCAACCAGCGAGCCAAGAAGTGGGAAACTTATTCCGCTGGCTCCTACCACTACAACCAGAGTGACGAGCTGCACCTGTTCGACGTGCTGCCCTTCATCCCGAAGACCCGCAAAAACGAGGAGTTCCGCAAGGACAGCAAGAAGCTGGCCTCGCTGGACAACCTCGAGCGCTGGTTCGCCCAGCGGATCGGCGGCGAAGGCTCCGGCCGCAACAACCAGATGATCAAGTTCACCTTGGCCCTGGTGGATGGTGGCATGGACTTCCCGGAGGTCGCCGCACGGGTGCATGCCTTCAACAAGAAGCTCGAGGAGCCCATGACGGAGGAGGAGATCGACTCCACCGTCCTGGTCACCGCCGCCAAGCGGTTCCAGAAGCTGGCTGCAGACTGAACCAGGACAACTGAACCATGGGAAGCGTCGTAACTATGACGATGAGCCGCAACACCGTGCTCTACAACCTGGCGATCTCGCTCTTGGTGCGCCATGAGACGGAGGAGAACATCCGGAAGGCCGTGAAAGCGGCCAACCGGCTGTTCCTCCTGCCGCTCAACGCCGAGGAGCTGGAGCAGAGCATCTTCGCACCGCTGGGCTACAAGGTTCCGGCGTAGTTCGGCGCCGTAATACGCCGTAGTTGCCAGGAGTTTCCCCCGATCCTTTTCTTGGGTCGGGGACTCTCCAGGCTCACCAAGAGAAAAGGACGGTAGATCCGTGTCCGACAACACCCCGGAGACCAATGACCAGCTGGTGCTGGTCGTCGGCTACTCCGCTGCCGGGAAGAGCGCTTCCCTGCGGAACATCCGGAACCAAGAGAACTGGATGTACCTCAACAGCGAGGCTGGCAAGCGTCTGCCGTTCAGAAACCGGTTTCAACAGCATCGGGTGACCGAGCCCTACGAGGTCCACCAGGCATTCGACGAGCTGACCGGCCGGGACGACATCCACGGCGTCATCATCGACAGCCTGACCTTCCTGATGGACATGTACGAGACGCAGATCGTGCTGAACTCCACCAACACCATGAAGGCCTGGAGCGACTTCGCCCAGTTCTACAAGGTGCTGATGCAGGAGAAGGTCACCCGCTTCGCCAAGCCGGTGATCGTCACCGCGCATGTCAAGGACGAGCTGGATGAGAAGGCGATGGAGATCAAGACCTCCGTGCCGATCAAGGGCTCGCTCAAGAACAACGGCGTCGAGGCCTACTTCTCCACCGTGGTCGCCGCCAAGCGGATGACCATCAAGGAGCTGAACGGCTACAGTTCCAACCTTCTCCATATCTCTGAGGAGGACAAGGAACTCGGCTACAAGCATGTCTTCCAGACCAGGCCGACCAAGGCCACGGTCGGGGAGCGCATCCGGTCCCCGATGGGACTGTTCAGCAAGGACCAGACCTTCATGGATAATGACTGTCAGATCCTGCTGGATCACCTGAAGGAGTTCTACGGCAGCTGAACCAACTGCCGGAGAACTCTTCCTCTTCCCCCACTTCCAACCACCACCCAAGGAAAGCGTAACACATGAGCCTTTTCAGCAAGCTGAAGAGCGACGGCCTGGAGGAATCCGCGGATCGTCTGGGCGGCTATCAACCCCACGAGACCGGGATCTACACCGGCAAGATCAAGCACGCCCATGCCGGCGTCTCGCCGGGCGGTGCGCAGAGCGTCACCCTGGTCGTCGATTTCGGCGGCAAGGAGTACAGCGAGACCCTCTGGGTCACCAACAAGAACGGCGAGAACTACTTCCTCAACAAGGATGA